AGACGCTTAACTTCTGTAGAATTTTTACCTAAGACGTTAACATTCTCTAGTTCCTTAGCAATATCAGCCTTGCCACCAAACTGCTGTTGAGCAGCCTGTAGACCAGCCATCTCTTGCTGACTCTGCATGTATCCTGTACGTGCAATGTCACGAGTGACACCCATGTTCGCAAGTTCCTCAGCACTAGTCTGTGTTTGCATACCGAACTCGCTAGCACCAGCACGAACATTGGATGCAGCAATTTTCTTTTGCAATTCTTTAGCACCATCTGGACCCTTTAGCAACGCTAGCGCTAAATCTTTACGACCAAGACTTGGGAAGTTCTTCGTGAGTTCATCTTTAAGATATTGGTCTGCATTGTCTACAGCATCAAAAGCATTGGCAAGTCTATCTTGAACTTCACTAAACGAAACATCATTACCAATAATATCAGCAATGTTAGTATTGGTTCCAAGAGTATTCAAACCATACTTATTGAACTCTTCTTTAATCTGCCTAGATAAAGTGCCATATTCAGCAATGTTAGGAATATGTCCGATATCTTCACCAGCAGCCTGACGCTGTTTTAACTTTTTAATACCAGCAAAACGTGCATTAAAAGCAGTAAGTTTAGGATTGTCAGTAGCAAGAACCTGATTAGCAACATCTGCACCAGTAAAGCCTTGCTTATAAAAATCTTTAGAAGAAGTGTATAGTTCCTGAAGCCAAGGGGCTTCAACACCAACATCAGCAAAGTATGGCTTAAAGTAATTTACAAAAACTTGATAGGAAGGAATCCTAGCATTCTTTGCTGCCTCTAACCTAGCCGCATCAGCCTTAGCCTTAGCAAGTTGTTGATTAGTGTATCCACGCTTAGCAGCCATACTAACCTCCAAAACCCATGCCAGTAGCGAACGATGAAGCCAAATCTATAGCCTCTTTATGTGCGGTAGAACTAAATTGAAAACGATGGTCATCACGAAGAATATTGCTAAACTCATTAACGCTAAGTTTACGTGGCTTTCCACTAGCATCAGTAGCAGTCAATGCTTTTTGAATAGTAGGGTCATCAAGTTGAATAGTTGCACCAGGGACATCAAGCATGCTTGACATAGTATTAACATAATCCTGAGCAATATCTTTAAGTGTTAAAGATGGGTCAGACTTCATATCATCAGCAAAACTACCATACAAAACAACAGCACGCTTACGCATACTGTCCTGTATCTTAATTAAATCAGTATCACCCTTGGTGATTTTGATAGTATTAGCAAGAACATCAGCCTTATTCAAACCCATAGAAGAAGCATAGTTTAGCAAAGCATTATATGTTGCACCCGCTTCACCACCTAAAGGCTTACCAGCCTTGATGCTGTTGCCAGCAAGAGTCTGAGCATAATCTAAAAGATAATCATTAGAATTGAAAGCGTATGAGGTTGATGAACTAGAACTAGAACCAGTAGAACCACCAGTAGAACGTGAAAGTGTAGAACTTGAAGATGAACTACGTGTTGCATATGCACGTTCTAGTTTATTCAATCCAGAAAGATATGATGACTTTTCTTTAACTGTAGCACGACGACCAAGAAGTTTTACAAGCAACTGGTCAAGTTGTGAATATGCACTTTCCTTGGGAGTAATGCTAACACTTGAGCCAGAACCACTATCAGTACTTTTTGTATTTTTATTTGTAGTTTGACTTTTTAGAAGCGTGTCTAACGCTTGCTCCATGGCATCAATTTTGCCATCTTTATTAGTGTCCGCTGGGTCAAATTTTTCTTCAGTCATAATTAACCACCTACAAGTTCTGGATTAATAGGATTAAGTTCATCTTGTGACAAATATCTGTCATATATCAAAGCAAAATCCTGATTGTTTTTCTTAATACTTTCACCAACAACATTCATAATCAAAGCATACTTCTCATTAGCAGCAGCATCAATAGTTGTATATCCAGTACGTTTGACATTTTCTTGGAATGCAGCAACTACTACAGCACGATTATCCATGTAGGTTTTCAGACCAGCAATAGCCTTATTCTTTTTACCAACAGTATTCATAAACTGCTTGTCATTTAAGAACTTGTCCGCAAGAGCAATATATCGGTCACTCTTAGCCAAAGTAATTGAATCATTCTTAGCACCCCAATAAGGGAATTGTTTTGCAACATTGTCATGAAAACCATCTTTAACAATTTTCATGCCTTCTTTGAACTGAGGGTCCTTGAGGTCAATTCCTCTAGCATCGGCAACAGATGTCAGTTGGTCAATGTAACCAAAATACATAGCCCAACCAGCATTCACTTGCTGCTGCTTAGTCGCCTCTTCGACAGTCAGATTACGAGACTTTAATGGTTTACCATTAACTGTCATACCATACATTGCATCATCAACAATAGGACTGTAACTATTATCTTTTCCAGCAATATTGAACAATGCGCCAATAAACGGATTGTCTGTTTGATACTTATCTACATCACTAAACAGTTTCATGTTACTATTGATGCCAGAAATTGTTTGACTATTACTAATCAAACCATAGCGATTATCTACAAAACTAGAATTAACAACAGACACTACAGCAGGAGCAGAAGAGTAACCTTGTGCTTCAAGATTCTTTGTGAAAAGAATCATGCCATCATTATAGTTTCCATCGGAGGCATTAATAGCTTTATTCATCTGTTGAGAAAGTTCAGAAGTGGTCTTGTATGAAACTTTACCACCAGCAAGAGGACCAGTAAATGAAGAAGCAGTCTCAATAATTAGAGACTTCTTAGCCATCTCTACTGACTTCTGATGGATATCATTATCATTTATTGGCTTTCCATTTAGAACATAGTCTGCAGTGATTTCTTTACGGGCAGCATCTACACGGGCACGCCAACGGTCACGTACCTGAGGTAGAGGAAACTTTCCTTCAGACATGCCTGCAGCAGCAGAAACCATCCAAGAGTTAATTGGAACAATTGCTTCGGAAAGATTACCAACAACACTAGCGCCACCCTGCTTTACATAGAAAGGTGAAATGAACGTATTAGAAAATTCATCAAGATTCATTCCAAGATTATCTTGAATGAAAGAATCAATACCATCTTTTTTGGCAGCCCACTTAAGCATTTCTGCAGTTAATGTAGCAGAACCAGGAGCACCAAAGGTGGGCAGAACAGGAACTTGACCTTGGAATATAATATCCAAACTTGTTGGAGCAATCTTTGTTCCAAATAGCCAGTCCATCTGCTGCTTATCTGCTTCAGTATCCCAAGGATTGCTGTACCCTACAACATTTCCAGCATCATCAGTTACAAGACCACTACGGTATGGAGCATTGTACAACTTAGAAAGATTGTATGCTGTGCCTGGACTGCGCAAAGAAGTCCCTAACCAAAAACGACTAGAGTTCTGGTGTGCCATAAAGAATGGTGTCACAAATCGTAAGAACTTACCTGGGTCGGTGTAGCGTTCAACACTGTACATGCGAGTCATTAGTTCTTTGTATGCACGATTAGTTGCAGTAGATTTAATTGCATCTGCTCGGCTTTCAATTAAAGCCTTAATCTGTGATTCAGAAATACTAGGATTCTTGCGCTTTGCTTCAGCAACAAGATTGCGTGTTATACGCTTTGCTGCGGAATCATGAACCATATTAAAGAATGGGTGACGAACTAAATGGTCTTCAGGCATTGTTCCTACAGCATTAAAGATTGCAGAAACAGTATTCTTGTAAAAGTTTACAAAACCTTTATCGTGTTGTTCAATGCTAGCAACAATGTCGTGACGGTCACGATACTGAATGGTCAAAGAATCTTTAACATTGAAACCATCAATAGCACGCTGGTAAAGATTACCATACGATACACCACTAACAGAACTTGCCTCTGGAAGATACTGCTTAATCTGCAAATTCATTTCATTAATGATATCATTAACATTGTAATTTGGATTAGAGATAGCCTTGCCACGTTCAACAATATTTTGCTTTACTTCTGCTTTCCAGCGACGTGCCTCTGTTGAACCTTCGGCAACCCACTGCTTTGCATTCTTCAATGCCTCAGCAGGTGAAATACCATTAGCCAAATCTATTACAATACGGCTCTGTACAGCATCACGCATAATCACATTGTTAATGTAGTCAGCGTGACCATTAGCCCAACGACCATCAGAACGTGAAATAAGTTGACGTGCATAGCCAGCATTCAAAAATGACTGTCCAGTGAGACGACGCTCATCTGCCATAACACCAGTAGTGGATGCACGAGAACTAGTAAAAGTGCGAAGCATATCTCCAGCATTGCCTGCAAGAGACTGGTCAATATATACACCAGGATAAATTTCTACATGCTTCTTCTTGCTAAAGGAAACAGTCTTTCCATTCTTAATATAAGCCTTGGTTAGAATGTTATCTAGTTCGTCACGCAGTTCTCCACGCTTGATAAGGATACCTGCGGTCAAATCTGCGTGGTGATGTAGACGTGTCAAACCAAGCATAATATTTTCAAGAGGTCCACGTACAGTATCAGCACCACCATGGTCGTACTTAGCCAAATCTTCTAAAGTGGTTTTGACCTTTGCGGAATATTCAGATAGACCACGGGCTAGTTCAGCACTATCAGCACCCTGTGAAATAGAATGTGCAAGATTGTAATCTTCTTCAGCAATCGCTTTAATAAAAGCGTTTGTAGTATCATCGCCAATGAAAGGTTCAAAAATATTCTTGCGAACAGTATCTTGCAGATACTTTACAGTAGAATCCGCTTCTTTAATGCCAGAACTCTTATACTTGTCAATGTATTCAAAGTTTTTACGAACAAGAGAAACACACATGGTAATACCATCAGTGTTTTCAAACTCTTTACGCTTCACTTCGTCAAGCATACCCTTGCGTGAAGAAGCAATAAGATTCTGTCCAGCAGTTTTAGGTGCAGATGTAGTCTTACCTAGCTGACGTTCAATTTCTAAAAGTTCAGTATTCTTGGCATTGAACTCTGCTGAAGACTTTTTGGTTGCCTTGCGGAAGTTACGATTCTTTAATGTACGTACAACAGAACCTGGGTCATGGATGCCCTTAAACATGTCAGTCCAAGAGTAACCATAGTTAGTTGCAAAGTCAGCCATGGACGCAACGAAGCGAAGATGACCTTCACCTACGTTACGAGTAGTGTACTTGAGACTCATGAGAGTCACAGGTTTCCAAAGGAACGTATAGAATGTATCTAGACCCTCAACAGCAACATCTTTTGCTGTGCGAGCCATAGGCACTAGGGCATCTTTGATGCCAGAACCCATACCAGTTGTACCAGCAAGGTGACTTGACTCTGCATCATTCATCATCTGACGTACACCGATAGGTGACAATCCATCTTCAAGAATTGCACGCATAACATTACCTACAAGTGCAGGATTCTCTGACATAACTTGATTGAATAGGTCAAAGTCTACGCTAAAGTGTGCATTAGGTACTTGTGTTTCAGTCAATGGGTGTTCACCCATAGCATTACGTACTGCTTGGCGGTCTGTTTCCTCAACTGTGGTACGACCTGCAGCAAGTGCACGGTCCAAAGCACCCTGTTCAACAATATCATCAAGATATGCATGGGAAATTGGGTTGCCCGTTAGGTCATCTATAACAGTGTAGTTTTTATCGTTAGAGAAAATCTTTTTCTTTTCACGAATCTGAGCACGAATGGTACTATTAATAAGTTCATTAGCAAAAACTTGTGCAGATTCAAGTTGATAAGCATTCATTCTACCGTACTGTTCACCATAATGCTTGCGCAGTAGACGTTCAATACCTTGTGCTTGAAGATTCTCGTACCAATTATACATTGCAGACTTAGTTGTCAACATGCGGTATTCATTTTGTAACTTTTTTTGAGTTTCTACACTCATGCCAGCAAGTTTAGCAATTTTTCGGACACGTGCATCTGCTTCAAGATACGAACGACGACCAGGCGCACCACCAATAAGTGCTACACCAGCAGGTGCTTCCTTGAGTGGAGTATTAGGATTAATCCACATGAGCATGCGACCATAGAAGTCTTTACTAGTTGTATTGCGAACTAGTTCACGTTGAGTACTAAAACGCTTAGTGGCATCAACAGTAACAAACATACCGTTAGTATTCATTGCAGCAGCATCTGCCTTCAGGCGTTCTGGCAAAGAAAATTTAGACCAAACCTTATTATCAATAACTTGCTCATTAGTTTCCACCAATGTGGAAGGAGCAAGTTGTTGAGTAATCTTTTCTGCTTCATCGTCAAGAGTCTTCAGATTATCATACAGTGCTTTTTCTGAAGCATTGTATGCAGCATGTTCTTCGGTAGTTGGATTTGTATCTTTAAGGAATGCATCCTTAAGATTTTCTAAATCTTTTTGAATTTTTTGCGAAGAGTTGCTGTTGGCAAGCAATTGGGCATGCAAATCTTTACTACCCAACATAATCTTGTCGTAAGATTCCTTGTGACCCAATGCTGCACCTACAAGGTCTGCAACAGTAGTACGTCCACCAGTTTGGTATGCTGAAGATATAGCAGTGGCTAGACGTGTTGGGTCAGTTGATGACGCAACGAAACCATAATTTGCAATAGTCTTAATATCTGTTGGGTCTTTTTCAACAAGTTTCATAAACTCGTTAGCACCAGACTTAACATTTGAATCAGCTGCCGCAGTCTTTAGTTCAGTAACTAGACTTTCACGTGTTGGACCTAGAGCCTTATTCATGTCACGTGTGATTGCACGTCGTGTTAGACCTGCACCCTTATTTAGTGCAGCGGCTGCAGGGTCAAGAAAGTTAAAACCTGCATCTGCTACACCAGAAAAGAACTGTGCAGAACCAGAAGTAAAGTAATCATTTACTTCTTTAGCATTGTCCCAATTAATTTTATCGGAACCTTGTACGCCTGGAGTCCAGTCACCAATGACACCGACTAGGGCACGACCAGGAGAAATACTACGTCGCCATTCAGAATCACCAGGAACAGTTTCTTTAGCCTTATTGAAAGTTTCTTGCATACGTTCGAACACGCTCATGTCGCTACGTTCTGAAGTATACTTTTTGTTTGCTTCCATCAAAGCGGCAGTAAGTGCTGGTGCGACGTAGTCACGATATGGCGTAGCAATATAGTTTAGAACTTCCATGGGACCCGCTAGGGAACCCAAAACTTTTTGACCAATAGAAGACTCTACCGCACCACTTGCAAAGTCGCCAATAGCATTCTTTGCTTTTTCAATAGGATTATTTGGGTTGTCGGCAATGTAATTTAGGGGATTTTGAATATCCATTACTTACCAATCTTCTTATTGTTGTTTAATACTAATAATTCGTTTAGGAAACCATTGCGTTCTTCTTCAGTTAACCAATCAATTGAAGCAAAAGGGAATACAACATGTGCGTTTTCTGCGCCTAGCATGTTTGTAAATGCCGCAATATGCTTCACTAAATTCACTGAGTATTCCTCGCTTGGGTTTTAACAAAATTCCAGAACTCTTTGAATTCTGGTGGGGCATCGCCTTGTGCGGCGATAGTATCTAACTGGTCTGCATATTTATTAATCATAGCAAAACGATTAGGGATAGGTGTCTCGGGAGTATATCCTGGACCTACAGAAGCACCGTCAGTGACTGGTTCACCTGGGCGTGCAGTTGGAGACATAATAGGTGTAACCGATGCACCCATCTGCTGTGTGCCCTGGGCAAGTACATTCACTGGACTGGTTGGTGCAGCACCACCTGCTAGAGGTGCACCTGATGTGGCTGCTGCGGTTTCTGAACGATAACCATATTGTCCGTTTGATGGTATTGCTTGCATTGCTTGTTTGCTTCCTGGTCCACCGTCTGTACGGCGTGAAAGTCTACCTGGACCTGATACTGGTGCAGGATTTGCTGGTTTGCGGTATCCGCCACGAGGCATTATTCATCACCTTCTTCTGATATAAAATCATTTTCTATAGCATGTTGCACTAATCCAGTGACACGCCATGTTGGTATTCCATCTTCTGTAAAGAAACTCTTTGCCCAATAGTCTCCTTGAGCATCAAAATATTCTGCTACCAGAAAGTATGTTGTGCACATAGAGCCATTTTCACTATTTGATGTACCGTATGAATCTAGTAAATCTTTTAGTTTCCGTTTGAAAGTTTCTTCATTCACTACTATCCACCCATAGATGCAAGAATAGATGCAATGTCTGGTGGAGGTGTAGGACCTGCTTCAGCAGGTATCGCTTCTGGTGGAACGGCTGTCTGTTGTGGAGGTGTGGTTGCTTCTACAGGCATGCCACCACCCATAGCGGCAAGCATCTGGTCTGGGGACATTGGTGCTGGCGCAGCAGGTTCTACTGGTGCAGGTGGAGCAAATGCTTCCATGACTGCATCTTCAATCATTTGACCCTTACGTCGCTTATCGATGACTAGTGCCATTTTGCGAACAATATCGGATGGGTCTTGTCCTTGTGAAGCCATCTGTGGAATTGCTTGTGCCAGGGATGCTAGTGAACCTGAAAGCGAGTCACGCATACGTTCAACATCAATGAATTCTTCTTCTTGAGAAACATTCATTGCCCAAGGCAATTCTCTCATAACAAAGTCACGAGATACCAGATTGGCTTGCAAAGCCTGTAGTGCAAAGATTAGTGCACGATTCGGGTCAAGTCCAGCCATAAGACCGTAACGTGCCTGAATGGTGTAGTCGCCCGCAATGTCCTTTACGGGGTCGTATTCAATTTCGTAGGTTGTACCTGAAACTGTACCAGTAATCTTTTTGATTCCGCCGAATAGGCGTTCGTCCATTTTGAATGCTAGTGAGAAAACATCTTCGAACAGTTCCTGCAGGACTTGCTGTCCAGCCTTAACCTGTGTATCGAAGCCACCAAGAAGCGCCTGTACACCAGAACCAGTGATAACACTGGCATCAATTTGTCCAGAGCGTCCTTCAGGGTAACGTGCACCCATGCGCATTTCTGCTTCAAGGGACTGTTGTTCCTGGAATACACCTGGTGGAACTTGCAGAGGAACTCTACCAATACCTGCAGGATTACTGGAACGTAGAATGGCATCGGGACCAAAAGCAAATTCTTGAACATCGTTAGGAACGACGAATGGTGCATTAACAGCTTTCTCTGCAGCGTCCATCTGTAGCCACGCAAAGCGTGCACGTGCAAGTTGCGGGTAAATAATGTCATCAAACTGTCCACGTGGATTGTCTGGGTCAATACCTGGGCGACGTGCGATGCGCACAGTAATTTCACCCATAGGGTTTGCTGCACGAAGCAGTACGGTGTTGTTGCGCTCAGGAAGGAATAGTGCTACTTGTTCTTTGTCTTCGTAGCGGATTAGTTCTAGAACTGCGCTTAGTTCTTGCTGGCGACCATTCTTACCAAGAATCTGTGACTCGTATTCGGGAAATTCGACAATGAGTTCACCAACAGTCTTGATGTATCGCTTAGTGTACGACACGAGTCGTCCGTGGCGGTCATATTCTGGGTAAGCACCCAGTGGGTTTTCCACACGGATTCGTGGCATAAAGTTTTCGAAATCTGGTTCAACAACGATAGGTAGGAAGCCGTATGTCAAGTACCAGTCTGCACCAACATACATTTGTGTCTGTAACTTAGACGCTTGTACATAGTGGTTGACAATGGTTGTTTTCTTGTCGGCACGCTTCTTGGCTCGGTCATTGTTGGTATTTGATGTGCTGCAGTTTAGTGAAGGTAGCGGGGCTAGTACTTCAGAGATGTCACGTGCAGCGACATCGATAAAGTTGGCTACCATTGACTGACTCATTTCCTCAGGGAAAAAGTCTGGTGCTACGGTAGCAATGTTGCCTTTACGTACGGCGAGGATATCTTGCATTGCACCATCTCGTTCAGCAAAGCGCTGTTTGAGAACATGCACCTTGTCTGAGATTTGTTCAATAGTAAGCATTAATATCCTTAAATAAAGATGACTTCCTGCTGTGAGGCAAGGTCGTCAAGATTAACAACATTTCTTTGATTACCTTGACGGTTAGAAATGTAACGGTTGTCGAAATAGTATTTAACATTTGTTCCTGTGCGCACAATTTCTTGTGCACGCATTTCACAAAACCACAAAGCCATAACAAGGTCTGTGGGACCTTTAGTGTCAGCAGACCAAGTAATTAACTGGTTTACTAAAGCCTTAGTGTGTTCGTTGCAGTTGTCTGGTAGTTCTAGAAGATTGTCGTCCTGGAACTTGCCATCCCTGATAGTACCCATGAGGTTAGAGATTGCGGCGACACCGAATGAGGTGTCCCACTTATTCTTTCCCGTAAACTGTTCTGACAGACGGCATCCTCTAGATGCAAGCCATTGACGCAAGTCTTGGTCCAGGGAGAAGGCTTTCTGGAAAGCATTAATTTCGATACGTACTTCGGCAGGACCATAACGGATAACCCATTCTTCAATCAGGCTACGAATCTTACGTGGCGTAGGGTCTCCCATGTTGTGTGCATCAAGGACAATACGGTGACCACTATCCCTATCGACAGCATACATGATGGCAGCCGTCTTGCCTGACATGGCGGGGTCTAGCCCCATCACAATATACCATGAGCCACCATCGGGATGCCCTGGGGCATTATAGTTTAGAGGTCCAGGTTTACGTGCCCTATTAATACACCCGTTAACCACCATGGGTGGGAACACTGCATCTTCTTCAACATCTTGTTGCTGGTACACGAGCGCCCAGGTGGAGGCGGAGACTTCGCCACGACGACGATTCAACTCGGGACCATTCCATTTAGGATAGTAGCCGTTTTCGTTAGGTAGTTCGTCCTCGTCGCCGTCCCATGGACGGTCAGACCAAGCCCATAAGGTTTCCCAATTTTCGGTCTTGTCGGCGAACTCTAAAACGGCGGGCATAGCCAGATAAGTGAAAGGAGAATCACCTGCAGCCCAATGGTCAGGATTACGCAACTCCTTGTAGAAGTCTACAGAAGCAACACGTGTACCAGCAATAATAAGTTTACCATTCTTACCAAGACGAGTAATAACCATCTTCTGAAGCCAGTTCATCTGCTTCTCCCACTCGTGGGCATTCGTAGTGGTTACGATATCGTCAAGAATAATCAAATCGGCACGAGTACCATAAATCTGCTGACCGATACCAAGCGCCTGAACCGTAGGGTCCTTCTCGCCAGACGTACGCTCAAGATAGATACGGTCCTGAGTCCACTGGTCCGCCGTAGCCTTAAAGCCCCCAGGAGGACCATACACCTGCTGCATCTTCAACCACTGCGGCTCCGTGAGACGCTGCTTGATAGAATACAAAAACTCCTTAGCCCTAGTCTGGGTCTGAGAAGCAATAACAATACGAATATTCGGATTCATTGCAATACGGTAAGCAGCATAATTAACTGTTAAAACCGTAGACTTAGCATGCTCAGGAGGCACATTAATCAAAAGACGATTATTATGCCCAGGCTGATAAGTCATAGCATCATGAAGCCACGAAGGCTCATTACCCTCCAAAACATCAATCCAAGACTGATGATGAGGAAAAACCTCAGAATTCAGAAACTCTTTACTAAACGTAGCAAAATCAAGAGTCTTCGCAGAATCCACATCTAAAGAAGCAGTGACAGTATCAGAACCCTTAATCTGAGCAGATTCCAAATCACCAGCAAACTTAACGTCCTTCAACCAAGAACGAAGAACTTCCTTCTTACGACCCACCTGCTGCAAAGCAACAAAAACATCAATACCCTCAGAGACAAGGGACAAAACCTTAGACTGGTCCTCGGCTAACTTAACTCTCGTATGATGCAATGCACCCGACTTAGCAGCCAAAATAACCTCATAAACAAAACAGTAAACAAACACCGCCGCAAGAGCGGTGTAAAACACACACAATAACGCATCACGCAAGTGATGCTATATACAATAATTAACTATACATATATACTAACCCAATTACACAGACCCCGTAACGCACAAAAGTAAAAAAACTTTTATTAAATTTATGTAAACAACAAAAACCCTTTAACCACAAGGCAAACCCAAACAACACGCAAAAATATAAACCAGAGTAATTACACATACACATACACTGTATTAAGCACCGTAGGGTCATACACAGTGTTGCCTTTCGGCAACCTTGCCTGTTGCCTTTCGGCAACTACCTACCCCCCTGCCCTTGTTGCCTATCGACACCCCTATTCACTGTCGCCGATACCGTTTAACACTTGCCCTATGTGCGTGGATTAGTGTCTGTCCGTACCTATCCCATGCCCGTGTCGTGTCGTGTCCCGTTTATTCTTGGGCAAGAATACCCATTGCCTATTGGGTTATGCATGGTTATGCATAAATGCATAAAGGTTTTTCCGTGTTGGTCTTGCATTAAGTCCCCCTATGCACTACTTTTGTCTTATGAGATTCCGCAACAACGCGAAATCCCTTTAAATGAAAGGCTCACGCCATGACTATCAAGACCGCTACATCCAAGAACGCTAAGACCGTCAAGACCGCTAAGACCCCTGCCAAGACTAAGACCCCTGCACCCGTTGCGCCATTGTTCGCCATGCGTGACTTGGCTAGTTTCGAGGCGTTGGATGATGCAACCCGTTACACCGCGTTGCTTGCCTACAACAAGACCCTGACTGCTAGCGCTTGCGTTACCACCGAATTGGTGGCGCACAAGGTTGCCATCGTTGGGGCCTTGCAGGTGCTAGAGGTTGCTAAGGCAGGTAACGCACACACGGCACGCCTGCACACGTTGGCTATTCACCTGCTTACCAATGGTCTAGAGGGTAAGACCCTTACACAGACCGCCGTCGGCAAGTTGCTAGGCGTGACACAGGGAACTGTGAACAAGTACAAGACCGCACAGGCAGTTATCGACTTGGGTAAGGCTAAAGACATCACCGTGTCGTTGTCTGCCGTGCTTGTTGGCATCAACAAGGGAACTGTTAAGGCTAGTGACGTTCACAACATGGACACCGATTCCCTAGTGAACCTGACCCATGCGGCACAGGTTGCACGGGTGCAGGATGCACAGGCGCAGGGTGTAGCCAAGCGAACGGGCAAGTCTCAGGGCAAGCGTGGCGCACGTCCTGAGGGTAACGCCAAGACCCCTGCA